GGCAAAGAGTACAGGAAGATGTACTACGACGCTGACGGGTTTTTCTATCAGGAAAAGGTCAACTCAATGCGCCGTGAATTCTACGCAGAGAATAAAGAAATAATAAACGAGCAGAAACGCTCCGCTTATGAGAAACGCAAGGAACTGAACAGTTCCGAAGCGGAAGAAATCAATGTCAATTAGCACCCGAGAGCGCCCATGGGCGACGTCAACGAATTACAAAAGAAAGGAACAAAAACAATGGCAAATACTTTACCTACAACAATGGAATATTTTGATAACTTACTCGGCGAACAGCTCACAGAAGGTGGCGGTGGGTCAAGTGATTTTAGTACGGCAACGGTGACGTTAACTAACGGATCCGGCACAACGATTCCAGTGATTTATATAGAAAATGTGATTGAAGAAAACGCATTAGGTGAAGAAAGTCCTGCAGGTGTAATCAACGCAGTCTATAATATAGGCTCTACTGCAAGTATCCGAGTGCCGTTGTATAAAGGTGGTGCGCTTTGGCAGATTGGCGATGAGTTGTTAGACTATGAAATTTCCGTGAGTGGAAGTGCCACAAAGGTATCTTCTGCCATTTATCACATCACAGGCGACTGCACCATAACCATCTCATAGCACTTAAATGAGAGAGTTCGCAACCAAGTTCTACAAGTCACAGGCATGGAAGAACAATCAAATAAGTTTAGTTTAGCACCGTAACAGGTGCTTTTTTATTGGGAACTCGTCCCTTAAACGAGGTTATTACTCGAAGGAGGAAACTAAATGGAAACTGAAATCCTTACAAATCAGGAAACTACTACTCAGAACGCAGAGACAGAACAGGCAGAGCAAAAAACCTTCACTCAGGACGATGTAAACCGCATCGTAGCGAAACGAGTCGAGAAGTACAGCGACTATGCAGAACTGAAGGAAAAGGCTCAGAAGTTTGATGAGCAGGTCGAAGCAGGTAAGTCCGAACTCCAAAAGGCCACGGAGAAGGCTGACCGCTTACAGGCCGAACTGGACGCAATCAAAACAGAGGCATCCATCAGATCCATGCGTGAAGAGGTCGCTACGGCTACGGGAGTACCCGCAAACCTGCTGACCGCAACTACTCAGGAAGAATGCGAGGCACAGGCTCAGGCGTTGCTTACGTGGTCACAGCAGAGAGAACCGAACGGATACCCAGTCATCCCAGACGGTGGAGATCCTATCGGAGAAGCAAAGAAGACCACCCGCGAAAAGTTTGCGGACTGGTTCAGTGAAAACGTTTAAAAGAAAGGACAAATATCATGGCAGGAACACCTACTAACAGAACAAACATCACACTTCCCGCAGAGATGGGAAGAGAAATCCTCGCAAAGATGCAGACAGAATCCGCTGTTATGCAGCTTGCAAGACAGATCGAGCTCCCCGGCAGAGGAGTTGAAATCCCCGTTATCACCGCAGATCCTGAAGCAGCTTGGGTATCTGAAACAGGCGTGAAGCCCGTATCAAATCCCGGACTTTCCAGCAAACTTATGAGCGCATATAAGCTCGCTGTAATCGTTCCCTTCTCCAACGAGTTCAGAAGAGACGCAGCTGCTCTCTATGACGAACTCGTAAGAAGACTTCCCAGGGCTCTCGCTCAGAAGTTTGACGCTACAGTATTCGGCGCAGGCACAGCTCCCGGATCTAACTTCGATACATTCGCAGCAGCTACAGCTCAGGACATCAGCGGAACAGGCACCTATGCCGGACTCGTTGCAGCTGATGCTGACATCGCAACTCACGGTGGAATCATGAACGGTATTGCTCTTTCTCCTCAGGGCAAGAGCACACTCCTCGGAGCAGTAGACGGAGACCAGAGACCTCTCTTCATCAACAACGTATCAGAGGGAGCTGTTCCCATGGTACTCGGTGCTAAGACCGTGCTGACCAAGGGCGCATATGTGGCTGGTACTCCTAACACACTCGGCGTAGCTGGCGACTGGACTCAGGCTATGTACGGCACAGTAGAAGGCATCAAGCTCGACTACTCCGCTGACGCTACACTTGTTTCCGGCGGCACTACTATCAACCTGTTCCAGCAGAACATGTTCGCAGTAAGAGCAGAGATCGAAGTCGGATTCCGCGCTGACGTTGCCTGCTTCAATCTCCTGACTGACTAATTGAAAGTCAAGATGATCAACAAGGCCTACGGGAACAATATGTGGGTCGCGGACGATCGAGTAGAAGAATATAAGACGGCTGGCCACGTGCTGGCCGTCGAACCTACAGAAAAGCCCGCAGAAAAACCGAAGGCCAAAAAGAAAACGGCAAAGAAATGAGGTGACCGCATGATAGGTTATGCAACAGTCGAGGACGTACAGACAAGAATGCAGAGGACACTGACCGAAAGCGAGATGACTATCTGCGAATCCTTACTGGACGACGCTGCGGTCATGATAGACAGCTACAACGCGAAGGCGAGCGAAGACGCCAAAAGGGTCGTATCGTGCAGAATGGTTATCAGAGCGCTCGGATCGTCAGGAGACCAGGGCGCACCTATTGGAGCCACTCAGGGAAGTATGTCAGCATTAGGGTACTCTCAGAGCTGGACGATAGGGTCCGGAACGGTCGGAGAGATATATCTCGGCAAGGCTGAAAAGGCTCTGCTGGGCGTAGGCAATAAAATCGGTACGCATAGTCCTGTCGAGGATCTCGCTTATAGGGAGGGATTCTGATGAAAGGCATAACAGTCACGCTCTACGACAGAACGCAGACGGGTGTCGATGCATTGAATGCTCCCATATATGAAGAGACTGCGACGCCTGTGGATAACGTGCTGGTCACTCCGTTATCATCTGAAGAGGTTCTGCAGACATACACCTTAACGGGTCGCAGAGCGGTCTATCAGATGGGCATACCTAAGGGCGACGCGCACGAATGGACCGCAGGCAAACACGTTTCGTTCTTCGGCAATGATTGGAGAATCATCGGAATGCCTGAAGAGGGTATCGAGAGCCTTATACCGCTGTCGTGGAACAAGAAGGTCAAGGTCGAGTGCTATGAGCAAGGTTAAATTTAAGCTGAACAAAAAGGGCGTGGGCGAGCTTCTTAAGAGCAAAGAAATGCAGTCTGTACTGAATCAGCACGCATACAGAACCCAGTCGAAGGCAGGCGCAGGGTATGAAGTCGAGTCGTTTGTCGGATTTGACCGTGCTCATGCTGTGATTTTTGCGGAAACTAACGAAGCGAAAAAGGACAACCTTGAAAATAACACACTGCTTAAATCATTAGGAGGCGGAACATGATTCTATTCAAACTAATCGAATACCTTACGGGCAAACTCGACGTGTATGTGGGTGTATCCGCTCCCGAATCGACAACAGGCTATGTGTTAATCGACCAGACAGGAAGCAGCAGCAGGAACCACATCATGACGGCAACCGTAGCGGTCCAGTCTTACGGGTCAACACTCGAGAACGCTATAAGGCTGAACGAACAGGTAAAAGCCGAAATGCTCAGCTTCGCCAGTGAGGACGAAGTGGCCAGCGTAAGGCTCGAAACAGAATACAACTTCACTAACACGGCTACCAAGCAATACCGCTGGCAGGCCGTGTATTCAATTACTCACTATTTAGGAGGAATCTAAATGGCTAACAACGTAGCAAACGTAACTGCAGGCAAGCCTAAGATCTCAGGTGCCGTATACAGAGCAGTAGCAGGAACTACAGCTCCTACTGACTCAACAACTGCTCTGTCAGCTGATTTCAAAGCACTTGGCTACTGCAGCGAAGATGGACTGGTCAACTCCAATTCACCTTCAACCACAAATATAAAAGCATGGGGCGGGGATACAGTTCTCACTATCCAGGAAGAAAAGGACGACACCTTCCAGCTCACTCTTATTGAGGTGCTTAATGAGGACGTTCTCAAAGCCGTATATGGTAGCACCAACGTAACCGGCACACTTACAGGAACAAGTGGCTTAACCGTAACAGCTAATTCTAAAGAGCCTGAATACGGTGTATGGGCTATCGATATGGTTATGACCGGAGGCGCAACAAAGAGAATCGTAATCCCCAACGGTAAGATCTCCGAGATAGGCGATATCACTTATTCCGATACCGAAGCTGTCGGATATGAGATCACAATTACCGCTACACCTGATTCAGCAGGTAACACTCATTACGAGTATATGAAGGCAAGCGCTTAATAGCGTAGCCATAGGAGGGCAAAGAGATGAAAGCAAAGTTAAAAGACGGCTTCGAAGTCCAGATTTGCGACAGCGTGGCTAATGATTGGAGTTTCTTAACGGTGCTCCGTAAAATCGACAAAGGCGAGACCGGCATGATCGTAGACGCTGCAGAGAAACTTCTCGGCGGTGAGGAAGAGGTCGAAAGGCTTGCGAAG